TGTGCATTACAATATTACACGATTCGCCTTTAATGTGCAATATGAAAATTTTCATTCATTAATTCTCAGTGATAATTCTCAGAATTTGACATTCATAGCTGACTAGGTTATGTATGGATCGTAAAATTCTTTCATTCATCATGGCCTCGGACATTCATAAGCGATTAACAGCTAAAAAGGTAGATCTTACGGTAGCTGATACGTTTTTTATATTACTTATTCTTCAAAAAGTTTCAATAAATTATCATAATATTTTTTCAGAGAATATATCTGCTAGATCACAGAGATTAATTAATAAAATATTAAATAATATAGATAGTAAGAATTAATACTTGAATTTATTAGAATAGTACACTATATTATATAAGTATTCTATTTATTCAACACCCATGAATTACAAACAACCTAATCAAGTCAACACAGTATATAGTGCAGACTCAAACAATGCTTTATTAGTTGAAAATCATTATAAAGCTAAGCACAATTTTAAAAGAATAGGTAACGAGGATATATGCGGTAAATCTATAGATAAGAATGTTTCTATAAGAACCGCATTTGAGCAGTGTGGGGCGTTAAACCCACCCGTAGAAATCACACCTTATATAGAGAATAGTTTTGGTAACAAAATAGAGTTAGAAAATCATAAGGCTATAGTAGATAGCGTAACTGGTAAATGTATGTCAGTTATGAAAAAATCCTATGAAGTACAGGATAACGAACCAATTTATAATATATTTGAACAGAATAAAGACACTTTACAGTTAGAGCATATAACCTTATTTAATGATAACGGTTGTATTTTAGCGAGTGGTGGTATTAAAGATGCTGACTTAGAAGTTACAAAAGATGATCCAATTCGTAGGAGACTTTGCTTAATCAATAGTTATACTGGACAGTACGCATTTAAATTAGTACTAATTGACTTTAGGCTCTTTTGTTTTAACCAGTTAGGGAGAATAAATAGATCACAAAATAAGCTATCATTTAGACATTCTAAAGGTATAAATGATTACACTAAGCAATTACCAGACTTCTTGAAATATCAACGTGAAGATTTAAGAAATTCTATAGAAGAATTAAGAGCTATGGTCCGTGTTTCTTATAAAGATAGAAATAAATCAATGGAAGTTTTAAAAACATTAGCTAAACAAATGTTGGCAGATAAATTGAATGGTAAAGTTAAAGATAAGGATACTAAAGAATATAGAGCTAAAGACTTTGATAAAGATCTATCTAAAGAATGGAGCGATATAAAAAATAACTTTTATAAGGAAACAAATAATTTTGAAATAGCTCCTAATCTTTATCAAATGTTTAACGCTCTAAATTATCAGCAAACACACTGTGAGCAATCAGTTAAAGATGATATTAAAGGGGCTAGAGTTAGACTTGAAAGTTTAGTTAGTGGAAAATGTGGGAATAGAGTTGATTTAATCCGCAGAGAGTGTTTACAACTCACTAAGGTAGGAGCTTAAAGGATCATTCATCATGATTTATTTTTTAAAAGAAATTAAGTTTAAAAATTCTAATTATGGATTGTTTGATATTGGCTCTAATTGGAGAGCAAAGAATCATACTGAATTAATTAGAAAAATAGAATCATTCATTAAAACTAAAATTATTTTTATTGAGTATCAAATAACTATTCAAAATGAAATTAGTTGTATTGATATATTCAATTATTAAAATAATATTTTAGTAAAATTAATTAAGTCCTGATCTACTGATTAGGGCTTTTTTATTGTTTTATATTGTGCTATATTGTAGGTGTAAATTCATCCAAAATTTCACAATGAAAAATTCTAAACAATTAGAAATTCCATTTAAAGAAAATGTTAAAAATCTTTATTGGCACCCATACGAATTAAGACATTACTTTAGAAATTATTATTCATCAAATTTTAAATCCTATAATCGTTTAGGCTTAATTATAGATAGTTATGGCTTAAATCTATCTAATGAAAAAATTCTTGAAAATACAAAGTATTATCATAAGTTGCATAAAATTTTAGATTTAATTGCTTTACATATTCCTATGAATTTAAGAATGGCAACTTTAAAAAGAGATAGATTCACAGATATTAAAAACTGTACTCTTAAAGAAGTTTATAAGACTAGAGAAAATTTTAGAAATGCTTTAAATTATTGGGTTAAATAATAAATTATTTCTATTCACTTATTACTTAAAAATTCATTCAATTATTTATTATGACTAACAACAACTTAAATGAAACCGATTTAAACAGATTATCTAATGGAATATTAGATAAAGATGATTTCAATATTATTAATCATTTATTAGATCAAGAATATTCAAGATTAATTAGTTTTCAAGATGAATTAAAAAGAGCCTATAAACCTCATGAGAATTGGGGCAATAAATTTAGAACTAATATACAAAATAGATTTGATTTATTAATTTCAGAGATTGAAGCAGAGAG